TTTGACTTCTGGCAAGGTGCCAACTTCAAACTGAAACTGGTGAAGAAGGATGGTTACTGGAACTATGATAAGTCTGAGTTTGATCGTGTCTCTACTCTTCTTGATGATGACGATGCTCTCGAAGCACTGTGGAAGAAAGAGTATTCTCTCTCTGCAGTAACTGCTCCAGATCAATTCAAGTCTTATGAGGATCTTGAAAAGCGTCTGAAGTATGTTCTCGGCCAAAAACCTGCAGCACGTCCTCGTTTGGATGAAGAAGTGAATGATGAGGATAATGATCGCGGTAGTTACACTCCCGATTTTACTTCTCGTCGCCCTGAGCCTGAACTTCCTGTCGTTTCATCTTCCACTGATGAAGACGAAGATGATGCTCTTTCCTACTTCCAACGACTTGCTGAAGAGTGATTATGAATAAAGTCTGATATTATCAGCAGTTTTAAGGGTATCAGTCGTATATTGACTGGACCCTTTTTTATATGTCATGATTTCTGCCATATCACCACGAACAACATTAATATACCTTGGTTTTAGGATAAAGATATTTCTCTTATCGTCTTCAATTTTTTCTTCATATTCATAATTCGTTACTGGAACTGCAATATTGTCAGTGTTTATTTGTTGGTCTATGAAATAATCAAAATAAGATACTGAATAATTTGAACCAACTCTTAATCCAGCAGGAACAATTACCACACCCTGACTATTTTTTACTTCTGTAGTTTCGTAGTGGTGAATTGTATTGTACAATACATCGTAACTTCCATATTTACTCAATAAGAATTCGTCAAAATCACCTTGAGGTAGAGGCCATTCGGTCTGTACATTGATAATATTATTTGAAATTAAGATTAACCAGTCTAGTGTCGAATCGTTATAGACTTCGAATGCAACATTGTCTGGTCGATCATCACCCTTAATTTGATACTTAGTAAAGAATGCAAGATTTTGGAAAATATCTTCTCTTAGTTTTCCTTTCTTGAATAGATTCTTCAGTGGTAAATAATCACCAATCTTAGCATCTGGAAGTCTGCTTACATAATCAAAGTCTGGTATTTGGCGAAAGTAGTTTGACATTTTTGGTAATTATTTTTTAGCTGGTTTGAAAAGTAGATCTTCAGGTAATGATCCAGTATTTCCATAATCTTCATTAAATACTGGTTCAAGTTCTTGAAATGTCATTTGTATCTCATAAGAAACCATGACACCATCCTGAAAAGTAGCGTATTGATTTTCTGGAGTGTAATTTACAACAAAGTTTTGAAGAGCACATTCTTTAATTTCACCTATGTATGGATGGGAAGCATCAGGTCCTAGGGGTTGGTGAATATATTGAACTCTAAATGTGTGTGGTGATTTTAGAAATAGATTGGATTCTGATTTCTGAGGAGACATTCCTTGCTTGAAGAATCTGATAATTTTAATAATTTGTTTCGCTTCAGACTTGCTTCTCGCAGACATTTTAAAACTGAAATTAAAGGGTCTGAGTGAAGGACCTTGGAATAACAACTCCATATTTGGATTTATAATAGCACCTTGAGTTCTTGACATTAGACCACCGACTCCAGTTGCAGCTTCAGCAAATCCTGCAGCAACGGCATTTTTTACATCACTTGATCCAGAAGCTCCTGCTGCAGCCTCTCCTATCTTATCAAAACCTTCAGATAATCCTTTCTTAATTGAGGTTAATGCAATATTTGCCATTATTGCTTCTGATGGCGTCATTGTATCTTGACCCCATGTTACTCCATTTGATTCTGATATTCCTGATGGTATTGGCAGTACCACAGTTCCTAATGTAGTTCTATTGCCCGTTCTTTCTGCAAATCCACCAAGATTTTCTTTTCCAGTTTGAAACTGTCTAGGTTCATACTTTAGCATCGTAAACTTAATAATATCTTGTTTAGTTGATGCTAAATTTTCTGGATATCTGTAATTCCCAAATGAACCACTTTCAGTTCTTGATAATCCAGATCCTTGAACATCTAATGCTACTGGTTGAGTTCCATCAGCACCTTCAGGAGTTGAAGCTGTATTAATCTGTTTCGTAGATAATGCTTTTTGCTGTTCTGCTGAAATCTTTTCTTTCGTTGCTGCTGTTTGAATCTGTTGTTGTATTGTGGATTTTAGGGCCCCTTCTTTTAGAGACTTTTGTGCATCAGTACCCAATATTGGTTTACCTGCTATATTCTTTTCAAATTTCCAATCGTTCGATGTTCCGGTACTTGTGGCAGCAACAATACCTGGACTTAGTGGAGCATCGTAATATATTACCTCGTGCTTGACTGATTTGGGATCTATTTTTCCGTTTGCATCAACACCATATGTCGTTCTTGTTGATGTGAATAGTTTTGTTCCAGAAGTTCCTACTTTCGTTTCTGACTTATCGCTGTTTATTGTTTTAGTCGCCATCAGACAACCTCCCCACTAAAGGAACCAAAGAGAGTATATTGTCTGATAAACCTAATCATTGACACAAGGTTTTTATTTATTTAGACGAAATTTTGCAAAAGGTATTGACATCATTTCATCTAGTTCTTCATACTTAACAACATGAAGTTTACCTAAAACTTCTTCCCAAGTGTATTGTCTTCCTTTTCTCCAATGAAAGTTAATACCCTTAAATCCCCATCGTTCTAATGATGTGCAAGCAATCAATGGGTGTTGATCGTACTCAATTTCTGGTGTTTTGGGAGTATAGATAAACGTATAAAACTTCCCTGGTTCTGGATATAAAACTTCTTCTTTCAGAACCTCCATAATAATTAACATGAGATCTTCTGGATCTGATGTTCCTGACTTCTCAATTCTTTTTTTAAGTTCTCTCATTCTAGGAGGAACGCTTGCATATTGGCCAAATCCTTCTGGCATTATTTGATACCTAATTCTTTTTCTGTGATGATTTTAAATTCTATCATTCTATCATCGCAAAATTCTTTTGCTGCTTTCCATTTTGCTTGATTGACTGCATACGTTGTACATTCGTGAATATATGATTTTGTAACTCTTGATTTTTTTACCGGTGGTTTTGTTTGTTTCATAGGTTTTACTTCTATCACATATGTTTTAATTTTTCCAGATTGTTCTTTTATCTTTATGATAAAATCTGGATAATATCTATGAACTCTATTATCGACAGGTGAAATATAAGGGATGTAGAATTCTTCAGATCCCCACTCAATAATACTTTCGTTTAAGTCGCAGTAATTACAGAAACGTCTTTCCCAACTACTACGACATATTATATTATTTGGATCACCTTTATACTTTTTTGGAAAGGATGGTTTATACTTACTTTTAATACTTTCTGCCATCATACATAATATATAAAGGTCAAAAAGTATTTATAGATGCCTACTCCAATAAATGTATCAACTATTAAATCAAACCTATTAAGACCTGCTTTAACCTCTCACTTTGAGATTGAACTGGGAGTTCCCTCTGGTGAATTTTCTAATACTTTTTTACCGCAAAATGGAGTAAATTGGAACTCCACAAATCAAACGAAATTGAGGTTGATGTGTGCTGAGGCGACTCTTCCTGGATCTAATTTGGCAACTTTAGAACTAACAAATGATTTTCATGGCGTCACGGAGAGACATGCATATAGAAGAGTTTATGATGATAGAATTGATTTAACTTTTTATGTTGATGCTGAAAATTATCTTCCTATTAGGTTTTTTGAAACTTGGATAAAATATATTGTCGATGAAAGTAGAACTACACAACCAGACAAGGGAGTTGGTTCTGAAGCTTATAATTATTTTTATAGGGTTAGATATCCGGAGGGTGATGGAAAGGGTTCTGGTGGATATGTTTCCGATGGTTTAAAGGTTATTAAATTTGAAAGAGATTATAGACAAAGATTAGAATATAAGTTTATAAAGGCATATCCCATAAGTGTATCATCAATGCCTGTTTCTTATGATTCATCTACACTATTAAAGTGTACGGTTTCTATGACATATATTAGATACGTTTTATTCCAAAGTAGTGGAGAAGACAGAACTAGTAATGTACCTGCTACTACGCAACTATCACCGATAGAGCAAGCTACATTCAATAATGTTCCAGAATATTTCTTGAACCCACAATTCGGGGTTGAAGGTCCACAAGGAACACCTCCAGGACCAAATGATTTCTTAAATATTGGTAATCCAGCTCTAGATCAATTTGGTGTTAGGGATCAGTTTGGAAGAGGTGCTGAAGGTACAGTGGGAGCAAATATTTTAGCATAAAAAAAGAGGGTCTTAATGACCCTCAGTTTGGAGTTGGAAGTTCTACATTTGCGTTTTGGAGAACTGCAAATAGAACAGTACTTCCGCCGACGACTAAAAATAGAATTAATAGCAATGAAATTATAAGTTTTTTCATTGTTCTTTCTTGAGACCCTGAGACAAACCAATAGCACTTACCACTCCAGTGAGACCATAAATTCCTCCCCACAAACCCAACCATAGAGAGTTGTTGCGGTGAATTTGAGAAACTTCTGGGGCAACTTTGTGGTACTTATATGCAGCATCATATTCCTGAACATACCACACAAAACAAGCACCAGTTGCTGCAGTTGTTACGGAAAGTGCAGATGCAAGATAGAAGTTGAGAAGTTCTTTCATTGGTTTGTTTGAACTGAAGTTATTATAGCACTTATTGATCGACTCTGGGGGA